ATGACTGATAAAAAATGGATTGATTTGGGAATGAAATATGGTGGCTTCATGGCTCAAGACCATATCTTTTTAGAAAATAGATTAGCTGCCTTAACCGATGTAAAAGATAAAAGACTTTTGGTGACTCCACCAGCATCAGTTTTAAATGCTTATTTTGCTGAACTTTATCAAAAACGCTCACCGAAAGATGCAACAGATTATTTCTTTGAACTTTCTAAAGCTTTTGATATTTTTGAAGAAAATCCAGATTTTCAACTTGAAGGAAAAAATGGTTATGAAAATTTCAGATTTATTCGACTCAATCTTTCTGGAAAATCATTTGGTTTTTCATATAAAAATGACGCGGAAGAAGCAATTATTTTCAGTGAATTTCCGGTAAAAGTGACAGGCGAATTGATGTTTGAAATTGCACAGATTTTCCCGCATTATCTATTAGTGGAAGAAGACGGAAAATTGACAATGAAACCTGCTCAATTTCAAAGTGAATTTGAGAAAGTGAAAGACCTAACAGCATTAACAGAACAAGCAGAAAATGGGGAATATATTCGCTTAGCCGGCTATAATATTGAAGATTTATTAGAACAAGCCGAAGAAATTGGCTTCTTAAGTCCTTTATGCTTTGGGCGTGACGGACGTAAACACTTTATCTATATTACAAAAGGTTTTTAATCGTTAGTTAATAAACTATCAAAAAAATTGCATTTCTCTTTGATAAGTGATAGACTATGTGAAAACGATTACTGGCGATGCTGTCAGTAATTAATAAGACTGAATTTTTCATAATTACTGACAGAAAAGTTTGTCAGTAACTTTTGGTCAAATATAAGGAGGAACTTTTATGATTTTTATTCCACTCGTTGTTTTAGCAATTATCCTGCTCATTTTAATCTTTAGTTTGAGTACAATTGTATTTGTTGTTAAACAACAAACTGTTGCAATTGTTGAACGTTTTGGGAAGTATCAATTTACTGCAAACCCTGGTTTTCATTTGAAACTTCCTTGGGGAATTGATCGGATTGCTGCTCGAGTTCAATTGCGCTTATTACAAACAGAGATGACAGTTGAAACTAAAACTGCGGATAATGTTTTTGTTACGATGAATATTGCAACGCAATATCGAGTAAACGAACAATCCATCAAAGATGCATACTATAAGTTAATGAATCCAGGTGAACAAATTAAGGCTTATATTGAAGATGCCCTTCGTTCAGCAGTACCAAAATTGACTTTGGATGATGTTTTTGAGAAAAAAGATGAAATCGCTCTTGAAGTTCAAAAAACAGTTGCTGAAGAAATGCAAACTTACGGTTATATTATCGTAAAAACATTGATTACTAAAGTAGAACCTGATGCTGAAGTTAAGCAATCTATGAATGAAATCAATGCGGCACAACGTAAACAAGATGCCAGCCAAATGTTGGCAAATGCTAATAAAATTCAAGTTGTAACTGCCGCTGAAGCAGAAGCTGAAAAAGACCGTCTGCATGGGGTAGGGATTGCTGAACAACGTAAGGCTATTGTTGACGGTTTGGCTCAACAAATTACCGAAATCAAAAAGCTTGGTGTGGCGCTTGATGAAGAACAAATTATGGCGATTTTGTTAACTAACCAATATTTAGATACCTTGAATCAATTTGCTGCAGGTGGAAATTCAACCATTTTCCTTCCAAGCGGAGCTGAAGGAGCAGAAAGTTTAAGGACTCAGATTTTATCAGCCATTAAAGCAGGTAAATAAAGTAAAAATGGAAAGCTATCGATGGATAGCTTTTTTTATTATAGCAAGCTTCTTCTTGCAATTTTTTTTGAAATTAGGTAGAATAAAGTGATTGTAGCGCGTCCGTAGTGTAATGGATATCACGTAAGATTCCGGTTCTTGAGATGGGGGTTCGATTCCCTCCGGACGCATTTAATTAAGTAAATAAACCGCTCGGTTGAGCGGTTTTTATTTTTTTTGTGCCAAATCATATTTAACTATTATATGATTTTGTCATTCTTGATCTTCTAATTCTTTAAGTAAGTGAGCATATACACCTAGCATTATATCAACACTTGCGTATTCTAGTCTTTTCGATACAGCTAAGATATTAATACCTGTCATGAGTAGAACAGAATTGTGTGTGCCTTAATCCATGCAAGGTAATAGCTGGAGAAATATCAAGTTTCATTTGCACTCTTCTTAATACGTTGTTTGCTACATTGTTTGAGGCTATACCATTAGTTGGGTTAAAAAACACTAGATTATGTGGATTATCTAAATCATGCTTTGTTTGATTAGCTTTCAACTCTGATAATACTTTTGCTGTTTTTGAATTTATAGTTATTTTCCTAGTTTATAGCCTTTGGGTTCTGTGAATGTTTTTGTGACATAATTATACTCAAGCTTGATATTGATTATTTCGTTTTCAAAATTAACCTCATTCTATTTTAAACCTATTAGTTCCCCAAACCTCATACCAGTAGTTCCAGAAATATATATATCATCAACCTTGTACTATAAAACGAGTCAATTTTTTCACTTGAAAGATTTAATAGCTTCACGAAGTCAGCAAAGTTGATATATTTTTCTTCTTCGGACTTTTTAGCACCTTGGCCTTTTACTGCAGCTTTCTTTATAAAATCAGTAGCTATCATTCGCTCGTCTAAGGAATTTTGTACTGCAGCCCTTTAAATGGTATTAAATTGACGAACAGAGCGGTCAGCGTGTGTTTTAGCGTACTCATTCAAGTACTTTTGATATCTTGTTTTTGTCAAAGTTTTCAAAGTCTCTTTAGGAAAGTATTTTTAAAAATTTTTAGAGCTATTTATTGAAAGTTTGTGTTGTTATTTTATCTTTTTTAAATACTTCGATATAATTGTCGAAATATTTATATAGTAAAATATTATCATCTCCGATTTTAAAACCATTAAAAAGTTTTATTTCGATATCACTTGCAGCAACTTGAGCATCCTTTTTTGTAACCAAACCTGATTTAGGTATTTTTTATACTTTTCTGTTAAGAGTCTTTTACTGAAATTTCATATTGCCAGACTTTACCACGTTTAATAAATCTTGCGATTGGTTATTTTTACTCACTTTCTTGATGAAATTGAGTACAGTAAAAGCTCTTCTTTTGAAGTGTTTATACTGTATTTGATATTTAATACACCCAGGTCCGTCCAAAGATAGGGTGGATTTTTTGATTAAAATTTACCAAACTAGTCCAGCAGCAATTTCTTTTTTGAAGCAAATTGAGAATCTGGCTATTGCTCGTTAGTTTTATTAAAATAAGTCCCAAAGTAACAAAGTTAACTTTATTATATGCTGACTTTTTTTGGATTTTTAATCCAACCCATGCCTTTTTTTCATATCCAGGAATAAGTGCTTTTTTATTTTACGTTTATATTTTGCAGTTGTTCTATCTTTAAAACTTTTGCTAGGCTTTCTCATTCCAAATTTCATAGTTTTTCCTAAAATTAAACAGTACTTAATAATTGCTGGAACTCTATTTCTGCCATATTATAGAAATTATGGCTTAGATGATAACAATCCAGAAATTGATAAATATTAACAGATTCAATCACATCAAAATAGCTAATATAATCTACAATATAATCATGCATCTCTTGCTTATTAATACTGACTTTTATTTCATTTTCAAATATTTCAGTGATAGCTTCATGCATTTCTAAATATTCATTTTTGATGATTGATTCAGCTAGCTCAAAAGGTGCGTCAGTTGTATTTACAAACACATTGAAATATTCGTAGTTTCCCCCGTTAGCTTCAAATATTTCCCACAGAAGGAGAATTGCTTCACGATTTGCTATAATTTCTTGAGGATTAGTAGAGTCAAAGTAGTCTCCACGATGATTATCTTTATTTAGGATATGTATCAGTTCATGAGCAATCTCAAAAGGAGACGCTTCTTTAGAGTTGTAAATCATTATCTTGTTGTCAACATTGACTGCTGCGGGAACTGGAAAGAACTCCACATCAACAACCTCAAATCCACATTTTTCAATTTCCTTGAGAAGGTAGTCTAAAAGCTCCTGTCTGCTCATAGAAACCTCCTTATTTGTCTTCTAATTGCTTTCCAAGGACTTGTTTCATAGCTTCCTTAACTTCATCAGTTAATGGCTTACCATCAAATGAAACCCACTTATCCCAATCAACTTTACTTTCATCTACTAAATCGGCAAGGTCAATACCTTGCTTTTGTTTTTCAGTTCTAAGAGATACAACCTTAGCATTTTCCTTTTCTTGCTCTTTCAATTGAGAAGAAGCAGTATTAAGAACGACTTTTTGTCTTGGTTCTTCAAGTTGCATAGATATATCAGTTATTCGTTGGATAATGTCTGGCAATTCTTCAGGTTCTTCCCAATCCTCAGAATGTCTAGGGTCAATATCCTCTCTAAGAACACCGAAGAAATCAGCTATTTTTTGAAGATTACCAGGATTAGGTAGGGATTTACCATTTATATATTCACTAATTGAGCTTTGAGATATACCTGTATTCTTTTGTAAGTCAACTGCTTTCTTCTTTTTTATATCTAAATATTTTTTTATATTAGAAGAAACTATTGTTCGCATTGCTTCATCTTGCGGAGTTGATTTCCCACGTCCCATGTGATGCTGTCCTCTTTCGTTAAGTTATAAATATTATATCGGAATAAAACGAAATAATCAATAAAAAAATATAAAAATATCGGTTTTTTCCGTTTTTATATTTGACAACGTTTTAAAGCGATGTTATAATTAACCCATTAAGTCAAACAAGCGAACAATCATGGAGCATTCAGTACGGCAGACGGAACAGGTTCAAATGACGGTACACGACGTATCCACCGCGACGTAAGTAGCAAGTTTAGCAAATAAAAAGCCCCAGAGGGGCGGAAAGGACTAGAATGTAAAATCAAATATCAATCATTATGCTTTTTTCAATCATAACATGACTTGTATCGTACATTACTTCAAGTTATTACGTTGATAAGCAATCGAAGAAAATGAGTAAATTAATTGAAGAAGAATTTAAAGAAACAGAAATAAGGATTAAAGGCAATTAACCAAATGGTTTTTTTCATTTTAGCAATTTGCCTAAGATGTCTTTGGCAATATCAGTTACTATATTTGCGACTTGACTATCATATTCAGACATAGCTTGGAGTTCATACTGTAATTTAAGTATTATTAGTTTCTATCTCTGTCAATCGTTGTTCAAGTTTTCTATTTTTGAGTTCAAGCTCTTCAGATTTCGCCTGATATTTTTTCTTGGTTTTATAAGTGAAACCAAGATACGCAAGATGCCTGGTAATTATAGCTGGAACAAATGAAATGAGTAAAGTTGTCATAAAAAATTCTCCGTTAAATTAGAGAAATGAGATTACTAAAATTTAAAATACAGAAAGGATCCAGTATGGCTGAGAAAACACCACCAAAGATTACATTAAAAGCAGCGCGAGTCAACGCAGGATTAACAGCTAAAGAAGTTGGAAAAATTGTCGGAAAAAATTATCAAACCATTCTGAAATATGAGCAAGACAGTTCTAATATCCCCCTAGATTTTGGGAAAGAATTGTCAAAGATTTATGATTATCCTTTTAACTATATTTTTTTAAGGTGAAACATCGGTTTAAAACGAACTAAGAAAAAATATTGCTAGTTAGAAAAGCAAAATATGAACGAATTACAAAATTTCACAAATGGAATTTTCAATCTCGACATTAAAGTTGATGGAGAGAATATTTTATTTAGCGCAGAACAAGCTGCAAAAGCTATGGGCATTACTCAAGTAAAAAATGGTAAAGAATATGTTAAGTGGGAACGAGTAAATAGTTATCTTCCAAATTCCCCAGAAGCGGGGAAAAGCTCATTCATCAGTGAATCTATGGTATACAAACTTGCTTTCAAAGCAAACAATTCTGTATCTGAAAAATTCACAGATTGGCTGGTTGTTGAGGTCCTTCCAACAATCCGCAAGCAGGGAGCGTATATGACCGATCAAAAAGCACATGATGTGCTAAGTGGTAAAGGTCTTGCTGATTTGCTCTTACAAGCAGGCCAACAACTCAAAGAGAAAGAGTTAATTATCACAGAAATGAAGCCAAAAGCCTTGTTTGCAGATAGCGTGGCGACTTCTCAAACTCTATTTTGGTCGGACATCTAGCTGAGTTGCTTCGGCAGAATGGTTATGAAATCGGACAAAATCGTCTGTTTGAGCGATTGCGTAACCAAGGATGGCTTAGTAACCGAAAAGGCGAAGATTGGAATATGCCTACTCAAAAATCATTAGATCGTGGTTTCTTTGAAATAAAAGAATCTACCCATAATAATGCAGATGGTTCAGTAGGGATTACAAAAACTCCTAAGGTAACAGGTAAGGGACAAATCTATTTTGTAAATAAATTTTTACAGGAACTTGACGTTTAGAAAAGAAATCACATGGAATAAACACTCATCACCAGCTTTTAATTTGAAATCTAAACTGGTCGAATTCAACCAAATTAAAATAAATATCGATGAAAGGGATGTTTGTGGCACAAAAAAATAAAACCAAAATTTATTTTTGGCTAAAGCTAGACGAAAATTTTTATAAGAACATAATCATAAAAAAAGCAAGAAAAACCAGCGATACTATGGTTATTGTATACCAAAGGCTGATGTTACAATCTTTAGAGACAAATGGCTACTTATATTATGAAGGAGCTTTTGAAATTTAGCCGAAGAACTTGCTATAACATTAGACGAAGATGTTGAACAACTACAAATGGCTTTAGGATTTTTCTCTAAATACGGATTAATTCAATTTGAGAATGAGCAAAATGCAAATATGCTACAAGTGCATGTATTAATTGACCAAGAAACAAATTGGGCACGTTATCAAAGAGAAAATAGGAAAAAAGAAAAAACTGAAAAGTTGGACATTGTCCAACCGTTGTCCAACCACTGTCCAACAGAGATAGAGTTAGAGATAAAGAAAGAGAAAGAGTTGGATTTAGATTTAGAGAAAGATAAAGACAGTAGTACATTTCCTCCTGAAAATAAATTAAAAAATATCACAAAATTTTTTGAATCTGAATTTGGACGACTCAGTCCTGTTCAACTTGATGAGTTACGCTCATGGGTATTTGAAGATAATTTTGATGTTGAGGTCATTAAACTTGCTGTCAAAGAAGCCTCTCTAAATAACAAGCGAACTCTAAACTATATCAAAGGAATTTTGAGAAATTGGCGAAGTGAAGGAATTGAGACAGTTTCAGCAGTCAACAACCGAGTAGCCGAGCGATTTGAGTCAAAACAACCTAAAGAGTGGACTGGAGCTGAAATTCCACTTGATGGGCCATGGAATAAATGAAAGAGTTAGTTAGTGGTGAAAGTGGTGGAGGGATAAAAAAGCGCCTAGGCGCTTGTATGAGTTAGTTAATTTCATATCAAAAACAAATGTGTAAGCTGCACTTGCATAAGTACAAAATTGTTAAGCGATTAAGCGGTGGAGGTTATCCAAAGGATGTAGAAAAATGTGAAAGATACGATAAAAATAGTTATTGCTACATAGAATGCATTGGGAAACCCTTATTTTATTAATAGCTCAGACCTTGACGAGTCAGAAAATGTTCATACCCATGAGAGATGGCTTGATAAACATAGGGATTGAACGCAAAAAAAGCCCGTTGGGAATGGGCTTCGTTGAAAGAATTTCTGACTTAATAATTATACCACGAAAGGAGAATTTGATTAATGGCAGATAAGATAGATAGAATTATTGGAGATTACCTGACAGGAAAGTTAGAAGCAAATATTAAGGCTAGAGAGCTTGATTTAAGAGCTAAAAAACCTACAGATAATCTTGGAATTAGAACACAATCACTTGGAATGGCACCACAAGAGTCAGAATTCTTAAGAGTTGAGGAAGACGAACTCAATGGCATTCTAGGAAAAATGAAGAGACAAAAAGAAATACTTGATATGTTTTGGAACGCAGAGTGTAGTGATACGAAAAAAGCTCTATTACTTCACTATCAACAAAGAATGACGTGGTATGGAGTAGCCCAAGAAATGTTTGTAGGAGTTACAACATTATGGCGCTGGAACAAATCTTTTAAAGAAATGATTAGACCTTATTTATAAGTGGAAAAATCGTGAAATGTTTTTGAATGATTCATTGAATTTTACCCCCTGTTTTAATTGATATACTTATATCATGAAGTAAAAGTCAAAAGCAAAAAAATATCAATTAATTCGGTTTGGATATACTTCATAAAGACTCAAAAGTTGGACTAGCAAAACTGCGGTCGGTTCGATTCCGGCTTTGAGTCATTCCTAGTTTTAATACAGCTGTATATTAGGAATTACAGTCAATTAAACTGACGAGTTTATTTGATGAAATATAAAAGGAGGTCTAGCATTGAAAATTGGCACAAATGGTTTAAATCTTATTAAACAGTTTGAAGGCTGCAGATTAACAGCATACAATATTGACGATGGAAAAATTACTATTGGCTGGGGACACGCAGAGCCGGTAGGTCAAACTAACTTGGTGGCTGGTGTTACAACCTGGACACAAGCCCAAGCAGATAATCAACTTACTGCAGATTTGGTAGATTTTGAAAATGCAGTAAATAATTATTTTACTCGTTCATTCAATCAAAATCAATTTGATGCGTTAGTAGCATTTGCATATAACCTAGGTGGTGGAGTTTTTGCTAATTATAATTGGAGTAAAACTGCAAGTGATAGTTGGATTTGTTCAGAAATGATTCTTTATGTAAATAAAGGAACCCAATATGAAGAAGGTTTAACTCGTCGACGCAAAGCAGAAATCGATCTATATAATGGTTCATCTGGTGGATCAGGTGTAAGTTCTTGGACATGGCCGTTTACTAAACCATATACTGGCGTTATATATTTGGATGGACAACAATTTGGTAATACGTCAGTTAAAAGGGGAAGAGGATACTTCCATGATGGATTTGACTTTGACGCTAGTGTGTATGGACCAGATATTTTTGCTCTGTCTGATGGTGAAGTAATTTATACTGGAGTAATGGGAGATGGCCTTGGTTCTGTAATCGTGCTATCTATTCCACCTTATCAAGTAATGTATCAAGAATTTTCACAATCTACGAGTGATATCTTTGTCTCAGTAGGTCAAAAAGTAACAAGAGGTCAACGCATTGGTCGATTAAATGGAGGTACACATCTTCATTTAGGAATTACACAAAAAAACTGGAGAACAGCACTAAGTAGCTGGGACGTTGATGACGGATCTTGGCTAAATCCAATTAATGTTATTCAAGATCAAATGTCGAAAATAATTTATCCAAAAGAAGGAGAAGATAATATGATTTATGCATATTCAGCAGATGGACAACCAGCAACATTCTTGTTTGATGGTACTACTACAATTGTTTTTGCGGGTGCTAATGCACAACCTGCGTACAACCACTATGTCGGAACATATAAGCAAATTGTTGGAAAAGAACTTCCTAACCAACATAAGACGGCGCAACAACATGCATTATGGATCCAACAATATCCATTAAAATATATTAATTTTAAATAAAATTGTTAGCAAGTATTATGTGAAATATAAATCACGGTAGTAGTTCAGGGTTCGACTCCCTGACTTGCTATTCGATTGTATTGGCTTAATGCCAGTACATGGAAAAATACTTAAGTTATTTATTAGTCAGTTAATACTGGCTGTTTTTTATTGTTGGTTTCACAAATAAGATGGGAGGGAGGTATGAAACTTACTGAAAAATAGAAGAAATTTGCAGATCATTACATAGAGTTAGGAAATACCATGCAGGCAACCATTAGAGCTGGTTACAGCAAGAAAATAGCTAATAGAATTGGTCCTGAAAACTTGTAATTAAAAACTATATTGATGAACGAATGGAGCGACTTGCTTCTGGACGTATTATGAGCGCATAGGAGATACATGAAAGGCTTACTAAGATAGCTAAAGCAGATATTACTGAAACGGTTATTATTAGCCATGATACTCCAGTTGATTTAAGTGGGTTTACTATCAACTTTTGAGGGTATTACCAGTGGTGGACAAACTAAGGTTTTTGATGTGAGCAGAGTATCAACCACGGATGAAGGCTTGAAAAAAGGAACATTTGATTACACTTTCCCGGACATGGTCTTTCGGGTAGCGGCCAATTATGATCTTGCCTAGATTAACGAAGCCCTTGAGGAATTTAAAGCAGGAGATTTTTACAGTTAATGAACAATTAGTTTGAGCTCTGGCTCGTTGTGACAATAATGGTAGGTCATTTCTAACAACAAGTGCTTTTTCTGAAAGCAGAAGCATTCAATTTTCAGCATCATGGACAACAAATGATCCATGGCCTACAACAAAGAGAAAGAAGAAATAATGGAGGAAAAAGCATGGCAAGAAGTTCTTGAACGGTTGGCCAGAATAGAAACAAAGCTTGATAATTATGAGTCAATCAGAGAAAAAGCTGAACAGGCTCATTTAATCGCTTTGAACAATGCAGATGATATTAAAGAAATAAAAGCAAATAACAAATGGGCTTGGGGCTATATGATTGGTCTTGGGATTTCAATTGTTATTTATTTTTTTAGCAAATTTTGAAGGAGAAAGAACATGAAAATATTTTTTAAAGATTTAGCAGAACGTGCCATCAAAACTTTTGCACAAGCAATGATTGGTGCATTGGGTGCTGGAGCTACTGGACTAATCGGTGTAGATTGGATTCAAGCATTGAGTATTGCGGGATTTGCGACTTTAATTTCAATATTAACCTCAATCGGTAGTCTTACAATCGGAGACGATACAGCAAGTTTGGTAAAAACAAATGTAGAAGTGCAACCGGATATCTATAAAGATATGGATCATGAATTTACAGAAGGGGGCGAATGATGTCAAGTATTGAAAATATGATTGCATGAATGCAAGCACGAAAAGGTAAAGTTACTTATTCAATGACTTCACGAATGGACCCAACAAGTTATGATTGCAGCTCGTCAGTATTCTTTTCAATGATTGCTGGTGGTTTTCTGTCAGCAGGCTCAATGGGTAATACTGAAATCTTGTTTGGTATGTCAGGGACAAAACTCAAAGAAATCAGTCGTGGAGAAGTTCAACGAGGGGATATTTTTATCTCAGGCACTCCTAGTGTTTCTGCTGACTCTGACGGACACACGGGTATTTTCCTAAGTAACGGCTCATTCATTCACTGTTCTTACACTCACAATGGAATTGCGATTGATACAAATGATGCATATATGAGTGCTCGATTGCCACATCATTTTTATCGAATCGTTGGTTCAGGTTCAGCAAATACTGACAGTAAACCTCAAATGGTTACATTAAATGTTGATGGTCAGTTTGGTAATGCGACTGCTAAACGGTTGCAAGAATACTTTGATACAACTGGTAAAGACGGATTAATTAGTCACCAGTATAAACAAACCTTTAATCAAAATATATATGCTGCACAATTTGATTCATCACTGACAGGTTCAAATGTGGTCAAAGCATTGCAAAAATTCTTAGGAATTCGACAAGATGGATTATTTGGCCAATCTACAATTAAACCACTACAAAAATATCTTGGAACAACACAAGACGGAACAATTAGCCCAGTTTCTGGCTCTGTGAGAGAAGTGCAACGTCGATTAAATGCGAATAAACTATAAAAGTCAACCCTGACTTCGGGTCAGGGTTTTTTTGATATTCTTAAGGGAAAGTTAAGAAGTAAAATATAAGATAAATAACGTTATTATAAAAAAGAATGAAGGTTTTTAATGAATTTCAAAAAGAAAAGTTTGGTTATTGCAACTACAATTATTTTAGGGGCTACGTTAGTAACTCTATCAGGATGCTCTAGTAGTAATAATGCGGTGCCAAACAAAGATATTGTGACAATGAAGGGAGATTCAGTAAAAGTTTCTGATCTTTATAAAGAGTTACAAACTTTCCCTAACATATCATCAACTGTCTTAGTTCAAAATCTTACTTTTGATAAGATATTAAGTAAAGATTTTGCTAAAGAAGCTGATGATAAGGCGCTTACTAAACAAGTAAATGCTTTAAAATCTCAATACGGAGATCAATTTTCTTCAATGCTTCAACAATCAGTGTTAACAAATGAGAACTTAAAGGCATATCTTCGTACAGGAATGCTTGAACATGCAGCAATTGATGATGATATCAAAAAAAACCAGTACACTGATGCTAACCTTAAAAAAGCTTGGGAATCTTATCACCCAGATGTGACGGCTTATGTTGTTTCTGAAACATCAAAAGATGCAGCAACAAAAGCTTTAGATGCTACTAAAAAAGATGATGCTGGTAAAGCAAGCTTTGAAAAAACAAATGCTGAAAGCAAAGTAACATTTAATTCAACTTCAACAAGTGTTCCAACAGAAGTTCAAACAGCTGCTTTCAAATTGAAAAATGGCGAGTTTTCAGATGTCATTGAATCTACAAGTTCATCAACAGGTACTACTTCTTACTATATTGTTGAAATGGTAAAAACATCTGAAAAGGGAACTGACATGAACAAGTACAAAAAAGAACTTCAAAATGTTATAAAAACTGAAAAAGAAAGCGATACTACATATAACAACAGTGTCATTACTAAGTATCTTAAAAAGAATAATGTAGAAGTTAAAAATAAATCTTTCTCTTCAATTTTCTCACAATATTCTACAAGTACATCACAATCATAA